GCTAGAATGGGTGGTGTTTTGAAGGAAGTCAAAGGGCAAAAGACACTTTCACCTGCATATTGGTCAATCAGAGCTTGGAAAAAAGATTTTCCCTTATAATGTCAAAAATATTAGATAAATTAGCTGACCAACATGAACAGCGTATAATAGACGTACTTATAAGGCTTGAAGAAGATGTAGTCAGAGAGGTGACAAGAGCTACTGGCGGTAAGCTTGTTTCACAAAGACTAGCGATACAACTACAACCTGCAATAAGAAACCTTGTGGAAACGAGATTTTTAGATGAAGCAGATACCATAATAAACGAAGAATATAACAAGATTGCAAAAGAGGTATTAGATACATTTGGTAAAATGCCGATACCCGCTAAATTCAAAAGTCTTACCGAAGTAGATTTGCAAACCATAAATGCCCTTAAATATCAATCATTTAGCGGATTTGAAGATATAGCTGAAAGATTTCTAAAAGTGATAAATGATGAAATTTACCAAAGTACAATAGCGGGTAGACCATTTGAAGATATGGTTAGTAATATCAGATCACATATCAATGGTGTTTACAAAAAGTCAAACACTCGGGAAATAAATGAATTAGTTGATTTTATTAACGAGAATAAATTTGATAATGCAAAAAGGGTAGAAGTTGAGGAAGCAGTAAGAAAGTTGCATACTCAATATGCTTCTGATAGGGCGGGAAACAATCTTAGACGTTATGCAAGTCAGATAGCACATGATTCAGTTATGCAGTTTCATGGTCAATTTACTGTGGCAAAAGCAAAAGAGTCTGGATTAAATCATTTTACATATACTGGTACGCTTGTAAGGGATAGTAGACCTTTTTGCCAGAATATGCTAAATAGGACATTAACCGAAAAAGAAATTCGGGATATTTGGAATAATCAAGGTTGGCAAGGAAAATCAACTGGCGACCCATTCATTGTTCGAGGTGGTTATAGATGCCGACATACTTGGATTCCAACAGACCCAAACTGGGATATATAGGAGTAAGAAATGGCAGAAGAAAATCAAGTAGAACAAACTACTGAAACAAAAGAAGAAGAAGCACCACAGGTACAAGAAACACCACAAGCACAAACATTTACCCAAGATGAAGTCAATAATATTGTTGAAAGACGATTAGCAAAAGAACGAGGTTCAATGTTTAAAAAATTAGGTGTAGATGATATTGACGTAGCTATCAATGCTGTAAAGACACAAAAAGAAGCAGAAGAAAAGCAACGTATTCAAAAGGGTGAGTTTGAAGAAATACTAAGAACCAGAACCCAAGAACATCAAAAAGAAAAATCAGAATTAGAAAATCAACTTAGAGATATTAAGATAAATAAATCATTATTAGAATCTGCATCAAAACATAAAGCAATAAATGCTTCACAAGTTGTTGATCTTTTGAAAAATGATATTAAGCTAAATGAAACTGGTAATGTTGAAATTCTTGATAAGAATGGAATTGCTAGATATAATAAACAGGGGGAACTTTTGACTACAGATGAATTAGTTCAAGAGTTCTTAACACAAAACCCGCACTTTGTTTCAGCAACCCCAAGTGGTTCTGGTTCGGTGTCAAATGTGGATAGACAAGAACTCAATAAGTCTTTAAATTTGAGTGAGTTAGATTTTAATAACCCAGAAGATAGGAAAAAGTATGCTCAATACAAAAAGCAAAGAGATTCCCAACCTAGAGTTATTAATGCAAACCCATAACTTGTTTTATTTATAGGAGTAAAAAATGGCAAATGAAACAACCAGTTCTACCATTTCGGAACTCTACACCGAAATCGTAGCAGAAGCGTTATTTGTTGCTAGTGAGCAATCAATAATGAGAAACTTAGTTAGAAACTACACTATTGCGGGTGGTGGTAAATCAGTAGAAGTACCGATTTATGCAAACGTATCAGCATCAGCAGTAAACGAAGCAACTGATTTAAGTAATACAGCAGTAAACCCAACATCTGTAACTATCACAGCATCAGAAGTTGGAATTATGACAACACTAACAGACTTAGCAAGAAACTCAGCATCAAGAAATGTTGCGGGTGATATTGGTAGGTTATTTGGTGAAGCTATTGCAAGAAAAATAGATGCAGACTTATCAGCATTATTCACAGGTTTTTCAACAGAACGTGCGGGTGGTGCGGGTAATGAACTTACAGTTGCAGACGTATTTGAAGCGGTTGCTGATTTAAGAACAGCAAATGCACCCGCCCCTTACTATGGGGTATTTCACCCGAAGCAAATTTTTAATGTTAAAAAGTCTTTAACAAATACATTTGTGGGTAGAGATACAGAGCTTTCAAACGAAGCTATGAGAACTGGTTTTGTTGGAACAATAGCGGGAGTTCAGATTTTTGAATCTTCAAATATTTCTGTAGATGGTTCAGATGACTCTATTGGTGGTGTATTCTCACAAGATGCACTTGCTTTAGCAATGATGCAAGACCTCAAGATTGAATCACAAAGAGATGCTTCATTAAGAGCAGATGAAATCGTAGCTACAGCAGTTTATGGAGTAAGTGAAATCCATGACAGCTATGGTGTTAAGTTAACAGCAGACACACTAGCTAACTAAAACTTATGGGGTGGGAAACCACCCCTTTTTATTAAGGATAGTGATTATGGATATGGTCAAACTTGTAAAAGGCGATAGAGTTATTGAAAGACGTAAAGTTGATTATGAAAACAATATCAACATTTGGAATTTAAGAGGTTGGAAACTTGATGATGGTAAGCCGAAAGCACAGCCAAAACCAACACCCAAGCCAGAACCAAAACCAAAAGCAGAAAAACCTAAAGAAGAACCCAAAAAAGATAGTGAATGGGTAAAAGAAGAAGCACCTAAGAAAACAGAAACAAAAAAGGCTGAATAATGTCATCAACAGTTTTTAGTGTTCAAAATACACACTTACAAAAAATTCAACCAGATATTCTAGGTTTTGGTATCACAACTTTTGTAGATCAAATACAGTTTGCAGAAAATGATGTTCTTAGACGTATTCGTGAAGAATGGTGGGAAAGATACAGGCATACAGTACGTTATAAAGATATTACCAAAATTACATCTGTTGAAATGACAAATAGTAAACTTACACCCTCGCAATGGGAATTATCTGTAGTTTATTTAGCTTTATGGAAATATATTTATCCACAGCTTACAAAGTGGCGTGATCCAGATACAGGCGAAGGCAAAGATACATTTCAAGTTCAGATAGATTTTTATAGGGAAAGATATGAAGAAGAATTTCAAGCTATTTTAAGAGATGGTGTAGAATATGATGAAGATGGTGGCGGTACTGTGTCAGATAGTGAGAAAGAACCAATACATTTTCTAAGGTTAGTCAGATAATGGCAGTAGATGTCAAAGTTGATGTAAATTCTATTGAAATAACTAAATTTTTAAAAAAATTAAGTAGCAAACAAAAATCTGTTATATCTAAGGGTTTGAAAAGGGTTTCCAATATGGCTATCCTTATGATTACAAAGCGTACACAGGCGGGTAAACTACCAGATGGTGGTAAAATGCGAGGATATGCAAAAGGCACTATCAGAAGTCGAAAAAAGCGGGGTAGGCAAACAGGTTTTGTAGACCTAACCGACACAGGTAAGATGTTTAGAAGTTTAGATTTTAGAACAGGTGGTTTGAAAAGCACATTATTGTTTACAAATATGGAAAGAGCAAAGATTGCAAGTTATCACGATACATTAGGTGTTGGTAAAAGTAGGATTACTAGACCATTTTTTTCTATAGGCGATAAAGAAGAAGATAAATTAAAAAATGAATTTGCAAAGTTTTATTTTAAAGAAATGAGAATATGAGCAAAAGAGAAAATATAGCTAGTGATATAATTACAAAACTTGATGCTGTTACAAGTCCTATCGAGTTTAAGAAAATTACTAGAGAACCTTTTGAAGTTGAAGAATTAAGTGATGCACAGTTTCCCGCTTTATTTGTGCAATCTGGTGATGAAACAAGGGAAGTAGGGAGCATAGGTGATACAGGTGCGGGTTCTTACAGGGGTACAATAGATTTTCAGATTGTTGCTTTTGGAAAAGGCACAGATACAAATATAGATACAGTAAGAAATCAAATTATAGAAGTTGTTGAAGAAACCTTAGATAATGATATAACTAGAAATGGTAATGCAATAGATACTCAAATTATCGAAGCATCAACAGATGAAGGTACAATTTATCCATATGGTGGTGTTAGAATAACAGCAAGAGTAATTTATGAATTTACTAGAGGGAGTGCATAATGGCTAAAAATGTTACTATGAAAAAAGGCGAAACCATTGTAAAATGTTCAGAAGATCATATAGATCATTTTGAAAAAAATGGTTTTAAAATGGTTAATGAAAAATCAGTTGCTAAAAAAACTGAAAAACCCAAAGAAGAAAAGGAGGTCTAAATGGCTACACATCATGGGAAAGAAGGTGTTTTAACTATTGGTGGAACTACACTTGGAAATGCAACAGGTTTCACAATAGATACTACACATGACGTTGTTGAAGATACAGCATTAGGTAATTCAATGAAATCATTTTTAGTTGGAAGGGGTTCTTTTACTTTTTCAATAGATATGAACTTTGATGAAACTGATTCTGGTCAAACAGCACTAGTACAGGGTGCGGAACTTACATTTGCATTTTTACCAGAAGGAAATGAATCTGGAGATAGAAAGTTTTCTGGAACAGGTATTGTTACTGGTATGTCAGTAAGTGTACCTTTAGATGGTGTTATTACAAGAACTGTAACTGGTCAAGGAACTGGCGGTCTTACTATAGGCACAGTATAGTTTTATGTCAGATCAAAAAATTGATTACTTTGATGGTATCAGAGATCATTTTAGTCAGCTTGACACACAAATAATTGAAGTTCCAGAATGGGGTTTGGTAGGCGATAAAGCTATTTATTGCAAACCTTTTAATATGCTTGAAAAACAAAAGATTTTCAAAGGTGCTACAAATACAGATTTGATAGTTCTTATTGATGTTATTATTGAAAAAGCATTGACAAAAGATGGTGATAAAATGTTTAACGCTACCCATATTTTAGCCTTCAAAACTAAAGCTGATACAAATGTAATTGCAGATGTTGCTACTAAGATTATGGGTACTGGTAATACAGATATAGAAGATAATAAAAAAAACTAAAAAATGATGTAGAATTACATAATATATTTGGTTTAGCAGAAAAACTTCATAAGTCAGTTTCCGAAATATTGCAAATGTCTGTTGAGGAGTTTAATATGTGGTTAGCATACTTTCAAATCCAACATGAGGAAAGAGAAAGACAAGAACGACTAGCAAAGGCACAAAGATAGTGGCAACAAAAAATGTAAATATAGATATTATAGCGAAGGACAAAACCCGCCAAGCTATGCAATCAGCCACAAAAGGGGTAGATGGTCTAAAAAATTCAGTATTTAATTTAAAAAATGCACTTATTGGATTAGGTGCGGGGGTTGCTATCAAATCATTTGTTGATGTTGGTAAGCAAGTTGAATCATTACAAATCAGATTAAAATTTTTATTCAATAGTGCAGAAGAAGGTGCAAAAGCCTTTGATACTATGGCACAATTTGCATCAAAAGTACCTTTCAGTTTGGAACAAATCCAACAGGGTGCGGGTAACCTTGCTGTAGTTTCTAAAAATGCAGATGAACTACAAAAAATGTTAGAAATAACAGGAAATGTAGCGGCAACAACAGGACTTGATTTTAGAACTACAGCAGAACAAATACAAAGATCATTTTCAGCGGGTGTTGCTAGTGCAGACATATTTAGAGAAAGAGGTGTTAGAGATTTATTAGGATTTAAAGCGGGTGCAACAGTAACAGCAGAAGAAACAGCAGAAGCATTTGAAAAGGTGTTTGGTGCTAATGGAAGGTTTGCAAATGCTACAAGTGATTTAGCCAATACATTAGAAGGTAGACTTTCTATGATTGGTGATAAATTTTTTAATTTTCAAAAGGTCGTAGCAGAAAGTTTTTTTATAGGTTTAAAACAAGAATTTGGTGCATTAGATAAAGCACTTGAAGATAATGAAGATGTTATTAGAAAAGTCGCAATGACAGTTGGAAAAGGTTTATCAGATGCAGTAATTTTAGCGGGAAAAGGTGTAAGATTTTTAAGCGATAATTTTGAAACAATAAAAGCTATAGGAATGGGTTTAGTTGTTTTTAAAATAACACAATCATTTTTAGGTATGGCACTTGCTATAGGTAGGGTTAGATTAGCTATGGTTGCAATGTCAAAATTTTCAAAAACTACATTAATAGGTATTTTGGCGGGTATTGGAATTGCAGTTGCGGAAGCTACTAGTAATTTAGATAAATTTTTTAAAATGTTTGAAAAACCAAAATCAATAGATGATTTCAAAGAAGAATTTAATATTCTTTTAGACCAAGTTGAATTGTTTAAAACACAAGGGGATAAAGGTTTTAAAACAGTTGCCAGAAGTGTTGCCAATACGATTGAAGAAATGATGAAAGTACAAGAAAGTTTTGCACTAGGTACACAAGAATTTTCGGCACTTGAAGCAATGATTCAACAATTATCAAATGCTTTGTTAGCAATTCCATTAGAGGAAACTAGAA